CTTCTTATATCCTCTTAGTACGTCCACATTACAGGAGACTCATTACCGTCAAGGTCGCGGATGTCAACATGCACAAAGCTACTAGCAACTCCAACTCCTGAAAAGCCCATCTTGATAGCCTCCTCAACAATCTTAAACCGCTGTATACCGTCTGTAACTTTAATGTCTGCTGCAATGCCTTGGGCATGAGTTCCGGGTGTCTCCTTTTTAGCTTCTATGGGGTGGTCTTTACTTCTATAACCACTCGTAATAACGAAGGGGAACCCACATCTAGCACGTAACAAATCTAACTTAAGCAACAACCTGTCACTAATCTCATTCTCGCCAGTGTACTGACAAGCAAACTCTTCCCTAGTAAAGTAATCTAAGTCTTGATTTATATCATACATCTGTATAGTCCCCTTCTATGGGTTCTTCGCCGCCGGATATGACAGTAGTCTCTCCACCAACACCTGTAATAGAGATGTTGATGGCACTCTTGCCTCCGCTGGCCTTATCCTTCTCAAAATAGCTGACAGGTAGTAACCTATCCATGCAGAGCTTCCATGCTGCCGCTTGATTCTTATGGTCATCGTCCAAGGCTGCTGACAATATACTATCTAGCACCTTCCTACTCTTAGGAGATGCCAGCATTCTAGCCTTGTATTCGTTGATGACCGCTGCGTCACCCTTGGGCCGCCCTACTGAGTTACGTTTGCCCTTGGTTTTTGACACAACTGCTGTTTTCTTTGGTCTGCCCACCCGCTTCGCGGGCTGACTACCCTTAGGTTCTTTAGTATTCATTGTATTTCCCTTAGTACTTAAGGATACTTAAGTATACTTTAGTTAGTTTCTTTAATTATTATTAAAAGATCAATCCTAACGATGCTTAAGGATACTTAAGGGCGCGGGGTAATCTTTATCTTCTTTAGTATACTATAAATTATACCATACTTTTAATCAAAAGTCAAGTCTTTTCTTTACTAATGTCTACATATTTATACATAAGGGCCGTCCCTTTAATAGCTTTAGGCTATACAGGTGTCATCTTAGGAATACACAGGTATTACAAGGAGTTATAGTACACACAGGTAGCCATAAGTAAATGTAATTATACACTCTTTTTTCCAAATTGCTACTATTTTGTATACAGGCGGTAACTACAGGTAAATAAGGTAGCCACAGCGCCACCCCGGGGGCTATTTATCCACAGGTTTTACACAAGCATCCACAAGTTATCCACAGGCTGCCATGTTGGCACGGGTATTGCATGGGATTCCACAGGGTTAAGTGTGGGTATGCTATAGGATACCTATAGACCACACTAGCAACCACCACTGTATGAATACACAGGTTGACACAGGTTCTGCACTGTGGTATTCACGCGCGCACACATAGTATAAAAGGTAGGCTTATCAGATAGCGACATGATTTATCTATATGCGACAAAGGGTAAATTAATTGAAAATAGTTGTTGACAGGTTTGCACAGGTCGATATAATAGCCCCATCAAGACGAGAAACACACAAACAAACAAACGCACCAAAACGAGGCACGACAGATGAACAAGACCGAGATATTAGAAACTATAGAATGGGCTTTATTTAGCGAGATGTTTCGCGAGTGGGAAGCGATCTTATCAGGTGATACAGCGACGGCGAGACGCTACAATACCTCAGCAGCTGGGCAGATTAAGCTGGCCCATCAATTACTTGGCAGCCGCTACTATCACAAAATAAACGAACTTGAAGAGACAGTAGCCAGAAAAGCAGCAGCAGCCGCAGCAGATAGACGTTACCAGCGACAAACAGCAGCCTAAACCAAACACAGGCCAAGGATGGCTACAACAACAGACAATAGAGGCACACAAGATGACATTTGGCGACGGAGTAGCATTTGCAATACTAGGACTCACAGTGTTAATATGGGTCAACCTACAGATGATGGGAGTAATTTAAAATGAGTAAAGCAATAGAAGCTTTAGAAAGAGAATGGCGTAAAATTGTATACACGCATGAAAAGGAAGCTGCATTGGCATGGAGAGGAGTAGATTTGTTTCCAACAGATAGTGAGGGCGAGGCCCAGTATTTACGAAACCTCATTAGTGCGGCAGAGTATTATATTGAGAATAAGTAGTTGATTTATCGTGTCCACTGGTATACAGTGGGCATTATTAAACCAACTAAACAACAGAGGCAGTACAGATGAAGCTTAAGCAATTAGGTAGTAACATGACTGAACTAGATATGGGCGACGTACAGGTATTCTTTAGCTATGAGACCCCAGTGGCCGCACGTACAGACACAGGTGCGCTGGTGCGTACATCCACCAAGTACAGTGTAACCACCACCAAACATATCAACAAGTGGCTGCAAGGTATGCCAGCAGTGGAAGTACCACAGGCAGTGATTAATGATTTAGTGGGGGTGGCATAATGAGTATTAAAATTGCAAATAAAGATGGTTTCAGGTATGGCGAAAGTGCCTACCTAATAGGCAACGAATTTGGGCTGATCTGTGTCGCCTACGGTAACAATGAACAGGAGGCCATAGATAATGCAGTGGATGATAATTTAATGGATTGTCAGTTGATGTCAGATGAGGATCATGCAGAATACGATACTAATGGGTGGCATGATTCCTATATATACGCGGGCAGTGCAAGCGAGCCATTTTGGAGTGAGTATCTATGGATTAAACCAGCGAGTGAACGAAAGGAGGTGGCATAATGGATTATAAAGCAATATTAAATATGTATTCCGTAGAATGCGCGGCTTGTTTTACGCCTATTGCTATGGCATATCACGAGTATCATTACAGAACAGGACACGAGACTTGCAAGCAGTGCACAAAAAAATACAAAAATGATGAGGTGGCGTAATGAATAAGCGAGCATTAATGAGCGTACAAGTAATAGATTTTTATCTTGATTGGGTCAATAATTACCTGACTATAGAAAAAATAGCAGAGCATCACGGACTAGACGTAGACGATGCTAGAGCATTAATTACTATGGGGCGCTATATGCACCATAGACATATTGAGGATGCGGCATAATGAAAACCAAAGGCGAAGTAATCAGATTTAAACTTGAGTTTATGGCGCTGATGTTAGCATCAGGACGCACAGAACACGCAGAGGACGTATTGCAGGAGGCGCTGGCCTTATGTGATACTGTAACGGAACAAATGCCAGAGGAGGCAGCGTAATGAGCATTAAAATATCATATAAAGATTATAGGGAAACTTTAGCACAGTTGAACAAGGTCTATTGTGAGGCGTATCGTGGGGATTTAAAGCCCTTGGCCGCGCATCTCAGAGGTTTGAAGGCACAGATAAGAGAGGATTATCCAGAACATAGCGACAGATATACACAGGAAGCCTTAGGTTATCTATCAAAGGAGGTAGCGTCATGAATGACTTTTATTTTTACCTTAAATGGTACATAATCGGCACGGCGGTAGGTTTTGCCATAGGCTATGGGGTTGGAACATGGATACTATAATCGCGGAGGTAGTGGGCTGGTCTACATTGACAGCCATTGTAATAGCGGTGCACAAGGGAGTGTTCTGGCTGATGACTAACAATATACTGGAGTATTTTATATGAGAAACAACGAATATCACGGCGACGAACATCTCCTAGATGACGACGAGTATCCACCCATGCAGCAGTGGGAGATTGACGAGGCACTGGCGGATATATTAGGTGATGACAAATGGCTGGAAAAACAACAGGCGAAAACCAATGATAATATTTAATAGAACACTTAGCATAGAGTACCGGGTTGGCGTAGGCTTTGACCTAGAGTTCCCAGACAGTCGCCCGGTATGGTGCACTGACATAAGCACTGGCGAATCTATTACAATGCCCTTTCAAGGTGTCATTTTACACTTGCCCTTGTGTCTGGTATCATACGGTCGGGTTTATGATGAGGTAGAGATATGAGTAGGATTAAAGAAGAGATGCTGGGGTATGACTACGCTCAGAGCGACTGGATAGAGCCACAGGCGCACGTTATGGTCGATGAGCTAGTCGAGTATCAGGTATACTGTATGACGCTCTCAGAGCTAACACAGAGGGTCACAAAGCAGATGCGTGATGAGTACTACAGCAATCCCTATGACGATATGACTAGACAATACAGAGAGGCATTCCCAGATGAGTAGATGCAAAGCGTGTGACGTTATACTAAACGAACATGAACTAAAGAAGGTCGATAAGGAGACCGGGATACACTTAGACCTATGCAATGTCTGTCTGTCGCATAGTGATGAGGCTATGTATGACAGCATAGGACAATTAAGTGAGAAAGAGTTTGACGTACTCTTAAATACTTGATATAATACTCAGGTAGTAAAGGATAATTTTAAAGATTAATTTTAAAGTATTAACCAAACGATCCTAAGGGGTCACAACTAAGAGGCAGTAACCATGGCAGTATTAGAAGGCTTAGTAGCATTTGAAAACCTAGACGAGCATGAGATGTATCAGGGCCAGTCCACCGGGAAGTTCTCTCTGGTTCTCAGCTTGGATGAACCAACAGCAGATACCTTGGCTGGTTCAGGTGTCAAACTCCGCGAGTACGAGGGAGTCAAACAGCGCAAGTTCAGTACCAAGTACGATGTCCCGGTGATGGACGCGGAAGGTAACCCGTTCAAGGGTCGAATTGGTCGAGGCTCTAAGGTGCGTATCATGTACGCAGAAGGCCAACCACACCCTGTACACGGCACCAGCACGTACCTTAACAAGATCAAGGTGCTGGAAGTAGCGGAGCAGGAAGGCGGAGAGGACTTCTAGTGGCAGTAGAGTCAACATTCGTCCAACATGAGTCATGCCCTTCGTGTGGCTCATCGGACAATCTGGCTCGCTATAGTGATGGACATGCAGTCTGCTTCTCTGGGGGCTGCAACCATTACGAACACGGCAACGGCCAGATAGGTCAAGTAGCACAACGTAAACCAATGAGGTCATTAGAGATGACAGGTGTCATAGCGGCAATCCCTGATAGACGTATCTCACAGTCAACATGCCAGCGGTACGGTGTGACAGTTGAGTACGGTACGGACGGACAAATTGTCAAGCATCATTACCCGTACCATAACAAGGACACAGGTACGGTGACAGGAACCAAGGTGCGGATCACCGAAACTAAATCATTCTATGCAACAGGGGAGTTCAATGAGGCAGGGTTGTTCGGCCAGCAGGCGTTCAAAGGTGGCGGTAAATACATCACGATCACAGAAGGCGAGGCGGACGCTCTTGCTGTCAACGAGATGTTCGACGGAAAGTGGCCAGTCGTCTCCATCAGATCAGGTGCAGCCGGAGCAGCCAAAGACATCAAAGCGAACCTAGAGTGGCTTGAGACCTTTGACAATGTGGTGATCTGCTTTGACAACGACAAGGCAGGACAGGAGGCAGCCAAGTCGGTGCTTAATCTGTTCACCCCCAACAAGGCCAAGAATGTCACACTGCCAGCCAAGGATGCGGGCGATATGCTTAAGAGCAATCAGGTGCAGGCGTTTGTTAAGGAGTGGTGGAACGCTAAGACATTTAGACCGGACGGTATTGTCTCAGGTTTAGATACTTGGGATTTACTTCAAGAGAAGAGGGATGTCAAGTCCATACCCTATCCTTGGGACTGCTTGAATGCTTTTACCTACGGCTTTAGACCGCAGGAGTTAGTGACCATCACATCAGGGTCAGGAATGGGTAAGAGCCAGATCATGCGAGAGCTTGAGTACTATCTATTGAAGAACACGGAAGACAACATCGGCATCCTAGCTCTGGAGGAAGACATACCTAAGACTACGTTAGGTATTATGTCTATGGAGGCTAACAAGCTACTTCACATACCAGAGGTACGAGCAGGGGTATCAATAGAGGAAGAGCGTGATTACTGGGAAAGGACGTTTGGTTTAGATAAGTTACAGTTGTTAGATCATTGGGGTAGCACAAGCGAGGACGATCTGTTAGGCCGTATACGATACATGGCTAAAGGTCTGGACTGCAAGTGGATAATCCTAGACCACCTTAGTATTGTGGTCAGCGATCAGGACAACGGTGACGAACGTAAGGCTATCGACAGTATTATGACCAACCTCCGAAAGCTGGTTCAGGAGACAGGTGTAGGGCTATTCCTAGTATCACACCTTCGCAGACCCAGCGGTGCCAAGGCACACGAGGACGGTGGTAAGATTAGCTTGGGAGAACTCAGAGGATCGGCGGCAATCGCGCAACTTAGCGACATAGTTATAGGCTTGGAGCGTGACCAACAACACGCTGACCCTGAGATACGTAACACCACCACGGTACGTGTATTGAAGAATAGGTTTGTAGGTCTGACTGGCCCCGCGTGTTACCTGTACTACGATAAGGAGTCAGGCCGCATGATTGAGACAGCCTGTCCTACAGGAGATAACGCGGAGTTTTAAATGAAGCAGATTGTATTTGACATTGAAGCCAACGGCCTTAAGCCTACAAAGGTCTGGGTAATTGTTGCCAAGGAGCTAGACACCAGTGAGACGCGCACGTTCTCAGGTGATACGCTGCTGTCATTCAACGATTACATTGTAGGTCTTGGAGAGTGTGAGATCATAGGTCACAACATCATTGACTATGACATCCCTGTCCTTGAGCAGTTGTTAGGAACGGACTTCAGCAAATGCAAAGTGACCGACACATTGGTCATGTCGAGACTGGCTAACCCTTCACGGGAAGGTGGTCACTCGCTACGTAACTGGGGCGAGAAGTACTTAAACCAAGCTAAAGGAGATCATAGTGACTGGGATAATTATTCGCAGGATATGGTGGACTATTGCGAGCAAGACGTTAATGTTAATGTGCTGGTGTACAAGAGATTACTTCTTGACCTTGCAGATTTTGGAGCTGAAAGCATTAGCCTTGAACATCATGTATAAAGCATTGTA